AGGAAACGCTGACGGCTACGGTGACGAACGCTGAGAGCGTTGCGATCACCAAGGGCCAAGTGGTCTACATCTTTGGCGCTACCGGCAACCGTCCCTCGGTCAAGCTAGCCTTCAACACCAGCGACGCTACATCGGCGAAGACCTTCGGCGTCGTCTCCTCGGCTAGCATCGCAGCAAACGGCATCGGAACGGTTACCTGTGTCGGCGTCGTCGATGGGCTTAACCTTGGAGCGTACAACGACGGAGATACCGTTTACCTCAGCGCGACGCCGGGAGCGTTTACGGCTACCAAGCCTTACGCGCCGAATCATCTCGTTTACGTCGGCATCATCGAGCGCGCCAACGCTGGGAACGGCGAACTGTATGTCCGTATCCAGAACGGCTACGAGCTAGACGAAATCCACGACGTTCTGATCAGCAGCCCGACCAACGGTCAGGTGCTCGCGTATGAACTCAGCACCGACCTCTGGAAGAACAGCAGCACGGCGACTCTAAGCTCGGTTACGGGACCGACGACGACCGACCTGACGCTGAGAGGCGGATCAGCGGGCGCTTCATTGCTGCTTGGTCAAGGTACGAATGGCGGCTTTACGTTTACGCCAGCAGGAACCGGCTTCGTTAAACTCAATACGCAAGCTACAACGGCTCTACAAATTAGTGGTGATGCAAACGGATCTTCCATCATCTCTGGGAATACTGCGTTGACCGGGCCGAAGCTGCTGACTCTTCAAGGCTCAAATGTCGTTTTTTCTATTGGCGGAGTAGGTGAAGTCGGACGCTTTACGACGACCAGCGGGAACTTACTGATTGGCGGAACTACCGACATTTCCGGCAGCGGTGGGCTGAAGGTCTTTGGGACGACCGACGCAAACAGCACCATTTCGGGCGCTCTGCAAGTTCTAGGCGGTGTCGGTGTGGCAAAGTCGGCGTGGTTCGGTGGCACCGTGTACGCAGGCTCGGGAACGTCGAAGGCGTACATCGCATCGGACGGATCGAATGTCGGATATGTAGGCACAACGACCGGCGCCTTCCCGGTAGAAATCCGACCCAATCAAACGACGGTCGCGCGATTCACGACGACTGGAAATCTGCTCGTTGGCACGACGACGGATATGAGCGGTAGCGGTGGGCTGACGGTCTTCGGCACGACGAACGCGACGAGCGCGATTACCGGCGCGCTGATCGTCGGCAACGGCACAAACGGTGGCATCGGCGTATCGGGACGCAGCTACTTTGCTGAGCAAGTAAACTCGAAGGCGTTTGAGTCTACTGGTGGTCCGACCGTATTCGATGCAAACGGAGGCCTCTCGCTAGCTGGAAACGGAGGCTCGGCTTATGCCGCAATCAAAGCATACACCAATGCTGCGGGCACCGAGAAGACGATTTCGTTCAATCAGTCCGGTGGCGCTGGCGTAAACATCGGCGGGATTGGCGCGGTCGCAGGTGGAAGCTTGCTCGCGTCAGGCACCGTCACCGCCAACAACTTCCTGCTCGGCACCGGCGGTCCGTCTATCGCCTCGACTGAGAACGCGCGCGCGTCGCGGCAGGGATTGATCTCGCAAGGAACGTCGAGCGCCAATGTCGGAACTTTCGCCGCGTTCGGCACGGGAGATTACACGGCACAGGTTTGGGTGCGGCTCACGACTCCTACTGCACCGAATACTTTTCTGCGTATCGGTCAGGCCGGTGTGGGTCAGTCTTGGGATTTTGGAACGACCGACTCGTCACCGGCAGGACGGGTGGCCGTACGAAACGGCGATGCTACGGCACAGCTTTTCGGCAGCACGATATTGCAGGCGAATACCGTGTATTGCGTGACTGCGGTTCGCGCGTCCGGTGTCACGACCATCTATCTCAATGGCGTATCGAATGGATCGGGCACGCTAGCAACCAACTACACCAACGCAATCGGCGGACTGACGGTGATGCCTTCTGCTGGGTTCATCGGAACGCCGCTGATCTACAACCGCGCCCTTTCCGCTGCCGAGGTGCTGTCGCTGTATGAGGCTGGCGCGCCTGCTCAGTTGGACTACGGATTCGGTACGAATGATAGCTCTACGACGGTTTATTCCGGTCAGCAGCTTATTACGGGCGATCGTTCTACTTTTGCGTCTGCTACTGGTTGGACGCTCTTTACTGGGAACAGCATTAGCGGCGGCAAACTCAACCTAGTTAACCTCGCATACGCGCTTTGCAATAACACGAACCTGCGAAAAGGGATTCGATATCGTCTAACGATTACGATTGATTCGATTACAGGAGGGACGCTTAGGGTTTATGACGGCGTAAATTACACCGGAGTTATTGGGAATACCTCTGGAACGAAGACGCTTGAATACACGATGGCGGCTGACGCGCCTGTGTTTCTTCGAATGGAAGGTGGTAGCGCAGTCGTGGACGACATCACCATTGTTCCGCTCGGCGTCCTCCTCGCTCCTGACGCGAACCAGCCGGGAGGCGGACTCGCGTGGTACGACACGTCTGGGAACAACGCGACCATCACGCTCCCGGCTAGCGGCGTTAATTGGAACGTGCGGACGAGCGGCAAGATCAATGCGCCGTTGATGGTTGGAGGAGTTGATGGTGGCGCGAAGCTTAATGTCTACACGCCGACTACGGCAGAGGTAGGATACCTTTACGGCATCCGCCTGTCGGACGAGTCTACGACAACTCTAGCGTTAGGTCTCCAGACGCCTACCGGGACCGTTCGCCCGTTCATTCACGGCAACGTCGGTCTCGGATTAGGAACCGCAGGTACCATAGCACTAAACATCACTTCGGCGCAACAGGTGCAGGTGCTTGCCTCCACCGCCTCCACGGGCACCTCCTCCGGTGCGCTGGTGGTGAGCGGGGGCGTGGGTGTGGCGAAGTCCCTCAATGTTGGCGAGGCCGTGACGGTTGCTGGCGGCGCATTCGCGGCTGCCTCGTTCTACAAGTCGGCATCGCTTGGCACCGTGCTTTCCGGCGCCACGGGCTCCTCTTACGACCTTTACATCACCAATCCTGCTGGAAATTACGTAATGCAGGTTCCTACGGGAACGCGCAATGCGCAGTTTGCGGCCACTCTTACTACGGTTGGTGCGATTACTTCGGGAGCTTCGATCAGTACTTCTGCACCAACTGGTGGATCTGGCGCGTGGGAACTTGGCGTTTATTCAACTACCGCTCCGTCCGCCACGGGCTACGTCACCATCGAAATCGGAGGCGTCGCCTACAAGCTCCTCGCTTCTAACGTCTAATCTTTCTCCTATGGAAAACCTAATCGCTATCGAACCCGTGACCGTGTGGACTTCCACCGGCACCAAGACCGCCGTCAACTTCGGCGTGCGTTACGTAAACTATCAGAACGGTCCCGCCGTCGCTGATACCGTCCTCCTCGATGCTGACGGCAACGAGGTCTCCGCTCAGCTTGTGCAGGCGACCACCGCTCAGACCGAGCAATGGAACGGCGATGACGACCTGCCGTTCTACACCGTGCTCGCTGAAAACGCTGGCCTGACTCCCGTCACCGCGTGATTTGACGCGCTGAGGTGATTTATGGACCAAAATCCGACTCCGAAACAGGCACTCGAAATCCTCGCTCAAGCTGCGGCTCAGTTCCGTGGCACGCGCGCCGAACACGAAATCCTTGAAAAAGCTCTCCGAACTCTGGTCCCGCTGGTCGAGTCTACCGGCGGAAAGGAAAATTGATCTGTTGACGAAGGTGCAGCTGGCGACGCTCGGCGTCGGGCTGCTTCTCGTCGTCTGCATCCTGTCGGGTTGCTGACGATGAGCCTTCTCTCGTTCCTCGCTTCTGCCGCCGGTGGTACACTCCTCGGCGGCATCACGCAAATCCTCGGGTCCGGCGTAGCCGAGCTCAAGGAATGGTCAGCGAGCAAGCGCCGCATCGCAGAGATCGCAGCGCTCAAGGAAAAGCAAATCGCCATCGCAGAGGTCGAGGCGTTTGCCAAGGCAGTCGAGGGTACGGCTGGGACGGGCTACACGCCGCCGCCGAACGCTCCGAACTGGATGCACGGTCTGATGACCATCGCTGCCTTCTCGACGCAGATGGTGCGTCCGCTGATGGTCGGCGGCGCGTGCTGGTACATCTGGAGCAGACCGGCGGATCAACTGGCTGGGTTACAGCCGGAAATCCTGACCGTATCGTTCGCGTGCGTCTACTTCTGGCTTGGCGTCCGGCACCAACTGACTCGCTCGAAATGACACCAGAGAACTTCGACAAACTACAAACCTCGGTCGAGCGCATCGAGAAAGCGATAATCGGAGACGAAGAGATGGGTCACCGAGGTCTTGCGGCTCGCGTGGAATGGATCGAACGGAAGATCGTTCTGCACGAACGGCATATCTGGAAATGGATAGGAGCCATCGGCGCGTTCGGCATTTTGGTGCCAATCTTGACGAAACTGTTAATTAAATGATGAAGCCTACAATCACTTTTGCCGTAGCGGCTGGACAGGTCGATACAGCGTCCGGCGTCATCAAGGGCGTCTCGCTTATCAGCGAGGGACCGGCGCTCGGGCACGGCGTGATGGTCGACGCGAAGACCTTGCAGCAGGTGATGGAAGCCGCCTCGAAGTACGAGGGCGGGTTGAAGGTGAAGATGGATCATCAGGGCGGCGCCGGTGACATCATCGGCTTCGTCGACAACCTGCGGATCGACGGCACGAAGCTGCTCGGCGACCTTAATCTGCTAAAGAACTCGCCGCATCGTGACTACGTCCTAGAGATCGCGCAAAAGATTCCCGATACTTTTGGCCTATCCATCGCGTTTTCGGGAGCCGTCGAAACCGGCGAGGGCAAGATGATGCTCCAGAGGTGCTCCGAGATCTATTCGGTTGACCTCGTTTCGGAACCAGCAGCCAACGCCGCAGGTTTGTTCGAGCGGCGCCTTAAAGCTTTTCAGACCGCCGAGGGCACCACGCCCGAGGAGGAGAAACCTGAGATCGAAATCACCATTCCTATGAACGATGATGTGAAGAAAGAAATCGCGGGTATGATCGAATCCGCTATGATGGGTCTTTCGGAGCGCCTCTCCAAGCTGGAGGTCGGTATGCCGAAGCCCGAAGACAAGCCTGTTGCGATGAGCAAGCAGGAGGACGTTGTGCAACTCGCCGCTAACAAGGCTGCGGAGGCTGCGCTGAAGGAGTTCGCCAAGACGATCGGTGCGCCCGCCGCGCCTGTCGTGTCGGCTGAAGCTCCCGCGAAGAAGGAGGAATCGAAGCAGTTCGAGGACATCCTTCGCGCGAAGAAGACTGAACTGAAGGGCGACTTCGCTGCGGCGATGGCGTTCTGCATCAAGAACCACTCTAGCGAATACGCCGCCTACCGGCAGCGCGTCGCTCAGGGCGAGATCGTTAAGTTCTAACCTCAACTCAAATGGCTACTCAATACATCGGCACGGGCACGTTCCTTGCCAACACCGTCATCACTCACGCGCTGGGCGTGGTGATCTCTTCCAATCGCGGCGTCGGTCTCTCGACCTCCACCGCTTGCGATGGCATCGCGACCATCGACGCCGCCTCTGGTGATTACGTGACCGTCGCGTTCTTCACCAACAACGGCACGCTTAACGGCACGCTGACCGCTGGTCCCATCACGGTCGGCGACACGCTGTACCTCGGTTCCAACGGTCTGCTCGCGACGACCGGCACGAACATCGTGGGCAAGTCGCTCACGACGACCTCGACCGCGAACTCCGTCATCGAGTTCATCCCGAAGAACATCTAACCTCAAACTTTACCTACAATGTATTCCAATGCTGCCGCGATCTTTCGCGGCGATATCGCTGGGGTTCTGGAACAGGCGAAGGACTGGGAGACGACCCTTATCGGCACGCGTGTGCTGCCGATCTTGAACGTCCCTGTCCGCGCCGGTCAGTACCCTTCATTCCGTCTCCAGCAGGGTCAACTGCTGAAGTCCGAGGTCAAGCCGCGTTCGCCCTATGCGAGCTACGCGCGTGGCACTCGCGCCTTCCAGTACGAAAGCTACGCCTGTGTCGAGCTGGGTTACGAGGAGGCGGTCGACGATACGGTTGCGGCTGATATGTCGCGCTTCTTCGATGCGGAGGTTATCTCCGCGAAGCTGGCGCAGCGTAAGCTGCTCCTCGCTCACGAACTGCGCGTCGCTGGTGCGATCTTCAACACCGGCAATTTCACCAGCACCAACTCCGGCACCGCCTACACGAACGCCAATCTGGCCACCTTCGATGTCGGTGAAGACGTTCAGCTTGCGCTCGATCGTATGCTCGCTAACGGCGAGTCCACGACCAACGCCCGTGTCGTGATTCCGTATCCCGTGTGGACCCGCATCCGCGCCAGCACGAAGTTTCAGAACCGCTTGCGCGGCGCCGGGATTTCCTCGGATACGATCCTCAACGCGAGCACGCAGGCGGCTGCCGAAGTCTTCGGCGTCTCCGAGGTGCTGATCGGTCGGGCGTCCTACGACATCGCGCCCGAAGGCGTGGCGTATTCCGCCTCCAATGTGTGGGCTAACACCTACATCTGGGTCGGCAATGTTACCGAGGGCGGTAGTGGGTTCTTCGGCGGTGGCGCCGGGTTCACCCTCAACTGGTCAGAGTACGGTCCCGCCGTTGGCGTGTTCACGTACCGCGACGAGTCGATCAAGAGCAACATCGTGCGCGCTTCTCAGTACGTTGCCGAGAAGATCGTGAACACGAACGCCGGTCAGCTGATCGCGACTCAGTACGCTTAACCTAGCGGGATAGAATCCTACTAGTCGACCCGCGTTCCTTAACCGGAGCGCGGGTTTCTTTTTTACGAAGCGCCAAGCCTTATGCGCGTTTCACTCTGTGTCATCTGCGGGAACGAGGAGCAGCTTATCGTTCGGATGCTGAACTCCTTCGACGGAGTCTTCGACGAGTTGTCGATCACCCGAGCAATCGGCAGCGCAAAACCGGATGGCACTATTGGGCTGGCCGAACTCTGGTGTAAGGAGCGCGGCATCGCTTGCGTGGTCAGTGAGTACCGCAACGAAGTCGGGACCGAAGGCTGGGATCACGTCGACGATTTTGCTGCGGCGCGGAACCTCGCGTTTCATAACGGCACGGGCGACTGGCTGATCTGGTGCGATTGCGACGACAAGTTCTCTGGCGATACAAAGGCGTTCCGCGAACAACTGGAGAAAGCCGCCGCAGATCTGGCGATGGTGCGGTGCCTGTACGATGTGCAGGGCACGGGAAAGAAGCTGTACCGGGAGCGAGCGATCCGTCGCGATCTCTACCAGAAAGGTAGAAAGTGGCACCACTCGGTTCACGAAAATCTGCTGCTGCTTCAAGGCGACCGGCACGAAGACTGGGAACAACCCGTCTGGCTGCACGCACCGCTGGAGGTTAAGAAGGAGAACCGGAAGCGTAATCTCCGAATCCTAGCGAACTCGGTAAAGGAAGTCGCGACGCAATATTTCTACATTCACCAAGAACATTTCTGCTCGGGCAACCGGGACGCTGCCGTAGAGTTCGGCAAGGTCGCTCTGGCTTTCCCTAATCTACAGCCAGCGTTCCGGTACGAGACGCTGCTGAATTTGGCGAAGCTCAGTACGTCGAGGCGGGATTCCAACGTATGGCTGATGGAGGCGCACGGCATCTATCCGTGGTGCCGCGAAGCAATCGCCGCTCTCGTCCTCCTGCACTTCGAGTTCAAGGAATATGAGAAGGCAAAATACTGGGCGGACCAAATGGCTTCGATGCGAGAACCGTTGCCCAAGGACCGACCGTGGACGCACGAAGTGAAGTGGTACGGCTGGGCGGGATACGACCTGTACGCGCGCGCCTGCCGAGCGGTCGGGAACCGCGCTGCAGCTGATCTCGCGCAGTGGCAATATCACGCAGGCGCAACTCCGAAGATCAGCCTGCTTCACGCGACGCGAGGACGCCCATCAAAGGCGGTGCAGACGCGAGAGGCGTGGCTAAACACTGCGTCAGACCCGACTCGGGTTGAGCACATCTTCGCCATCGACCTCGACGACAAGACTTCGGTCGAGATGGGCAAGCAGTTCTCGACCTATCTCAGCCCGAAGCAGAGTTGCGTATCGGCGTGGAACGGCGCCGCTCGGATGGCGCGCGGAGAGCTACTGGTGCAGCTTTCGGACGATTGGATGCCAGTGCGCGGCTGGGATCAGTTGCTGCTTAACGCCTGCGAGGGCGTCGATCTAAACAAGCAGCCGGTCGTCGTGGCTATCTCAGACGGACATCGGAAGGACGATCTGCTCTGTATGGCGATCCTCTCGCGGGCACGCTACGAGCAGCAGGGCAACGAGGTATTCCACGAAGGCTACGAGTCGGTCTTTTCGGATAATGAGTTTTCGTACCGCGCCGCGCGGGACAAGGTCATCATCGACGCTCGGTCTTGGCTAACGTTCGAGCACTGCCATCCCTGCTTCAACAAGGCGCCGATGGATGCAACGTATCGACACAACAACCAGCAGGCGCGATATGAAGCGGGCAACGCTCTCTTCCGTAGCCGCAACCCAGACGCTCCCTAATGCACCGACCAGCCCTCTCCGTCCTGATACCGGCGACGCCGCGCCGGATCGTTAGCTGTTTGTGTCCTCTGCTCTCTACGCTAGAGGCGCAGATCACAAAGCTGGAAAATCCGCAGGCGGTCGAGGTACTGACCTTTCTTGATAACCGGATGAGAACTATCGGCGAGAAGCGAGACGCGCTGGTGCAGATGTCGCGCGGAGAGTTCGTTGCGTTCTGCGATGATGATGATCTGGTATCCGACGACTACCTCCAGCTGCTAACCGACACCATCGCGGTCGCGTCGCGTCGGACCTCGGTCATCACCTTCGATCAACGCGCCATCGTTAACGGAGTCGAATCCATCTGCTCCTTTTCGCTTCGGCATCCGAACGAGCCATTCAAGCAGCCATCATTCAAGCGGAGCGCGTGGCACGTATGCGCGTGGCGTGGCGATATGGCTCGGCGGGTTCGGTTCCCTGCGAACAACTACGGCGAGGATTGGGCGTGGGCGAAGCATTTGGTGATGGACGCAACCGGAGAAATCCACATCGGGAAAGTGCTGCACACCTACCGATACGACGATCAAGTCTCCGAGGCGCCTCCGCCGAGCAGCTAAATTTGCCAATCGAGACTTTTGTATGGCAGTCCGCGACTTCGATCCCTCTCAACTCGCCACAGATTTTGGCGCGATTCTGGATCAGGCGGGCATCACGTTCGCGATGGGCGGCTCGACCGTGACCGGAGTCTGGGCGCTGTCGCGCGACGTCTTCGATGCCTTCGAGGATCAGCGCCGATCCGAGTCGAAATACACCATCTTCCTGCTAGCGTCCCAGCTTGGCGCAGGTCCGTCTCTGTCGCAGACGCTGGTGCGGTCAGGCGTCACCTACTTCGTGGAGCAGATTCGGTTCGATGCAGAGGGAACCGGCTGCGAGCTCGACGTCTGCAAGGTCATATGAGCGGCTCCCTAGAAATCTCTTTGGAGGCGAGGCAGCTAGAGGTAAAGCTGTACGAGCTCTCCCGGCGGGTCGGGCTAGAGTTAGGTCCGATCATTCGCGAGGAGTCGAAGTACCTAGTCGCGAGCGCTGTGCGGAACACGCCTCCTCCGAGCAGGCAGGCGGGCGTGAACACCATACGCACCGACCTCAATCGCGTAGCGGTCCCGCTGAACTACCAAGCCTTCGAGGCGAAGGCGACGACGAACGGCTTCTATCCCTCCATCGCAAAGTACGTCCGGACGAAGAACGCGGGCAAGCTTCGCGAGCTCCTGCAGAACCCGAACCTCAATCTGTTCCGAGGGTTCAAGGTGCTCGGCAATCCTGCCGACATAAAAGCCGAGCATAAAGCGCGGCGGGTAAGTGGTCGCGTTACGAAAGTGGAAGCAAAGGCGGTAGCATTCCGCTCTGAGATGCGGAGTTATTTCCGAGACGTCAGCAAGCGGGTAGGCTTCGCGCTGAGCGGCTGGACGAACGCCGCTAACGTTCACGGCATCAAGATCAAGAAGTTCGCGCAGGGCTCCTATGCCGGGTCGCGCGCTGGCGCAGAATACTCCTTCGGGCGGAACCCGTTCTTCATCGCGCGTAACGGCAACATCAAGGACTTCGCCTTGCAGAAGAAGATCGAGACCGCCGTAAAGTACCGGCTGCGGGTCACGGTCACAAAGGTCGAGCGCGCCGAAAAGAAACTAGCAATCAACCTCGGCTTCACGAAGCTGGCTGCAGGATCGTACTAAGATGAGCAGCAGAACATCTATCCGAAACGCTATCGGGAACGCTATCACCGGAGCGAGCGTTGTGGTGACGGCGAACCTCCTTCGCGGACGGGATCGCACGCTGGCGTCGACGAGCTTCCCGGCGTGCGCCGTCTACGCTGTCAACGAGGACATCGAGGTGCGCTCGCTCGCGCCGTCAAATCGCGTGCAGTATCGAACGCTCGAAGTCTCGGTCGACTATTTCACGGCGGTCACAGCGAGCACGATCCTCGACGATCTGCTCGATACAGGCAGCGCGGCGGTCGAGGCGGCGGTTTTGGCAGATGTCACTCTAGGAGGCGCGTGCCGCGATCTCCATTTGACGAGGGTCAATTATGTGATCGAACCCGATGAGGAACGCCAATGGGGCGTAGCTCGTCATACGTTTCAAGCAATCTACCTAACTCAAGACTAATATGGCTAACCATCTCGGACGGGAGGGCTCCCTCCAAATCTCGGCGACCACCGTTGGCGAACTCCGCAACTATGCTCTCTCGCATACCTTCGACACCGTGGAGGACACCACGCTCGGCGACACCTACCGCACGCGCAAACCGACGCTCGGTACGTGGAGCCTCAACAGCGATCTCTTCTGGGACGAAGTGAACGCTGGTCAGATCGCGATCACCGTCGGGCAGACCGTCACCGTGGCGCTGTATCCCGAGGGCACGGCGGCGACCTCCCGGTACTACACCGGCCAAGGCATCGTCACGAAGTTCGACATCTCTGCGGCGTTCGACGGTATGGTCGAAGGCAGCATCACCGTCGAAGGCGCCAGCGCGCTGCAATCCCTGACCGCTTGAGGTGACTGATGGACGCAATCGATCTAGTTAGGGAACACTTCGCTTCGCTCGGCACCAAGAAAATCGAGGTGCCGGAATGGAAGCTGACGATCTATTCCTCGCCGGTTACTCTCGCTGAGAAGAACCGGCTGTACCGCAAAAGCCGGGAGAGCGATATGGAGCTCCTCGTCGACATCGTGATTATGAAAGCATCCGATGCGGACGGGAAGAAGCTGTTCACGCTCGATCAAAAGATCACGCTTCTGAACCGAGCTGACTCCAACGTCCTCGCGCGCGTCGCTAATGCTATCCTGTCTGACGAGGCGCCGAAGGCGGAAGAGCTGGGAAACTGATCGGCGGCGATGAGGCAGCCGACCTCGTCGCCGTCTATGCGATTGCGGAAATGCTCGGCAAGTTCGCCAGCGAAGTGATGCAGATGCCGGTCGCGGAAATGCAGGGATGGATCGCGTATCTGAACCACAAAAACCGTACCAACAAAAATGGCCGCTGAAGCCACAATCGCAATCAGGGCGCTCGACCTAACGCGCCGAGTCTTCGTCGGCATCCAGCAATCGCTGGAGAAGCTGAAGGGACAGGTCAGCAACGCGACCGTCGCGATCGGTGCGTTCTTCACGTTCCGAATGGCGAAGAAGGGCGTGACCGAATTTGCAAACGCGCTGCGCGACGTCGAGAAGGACGCAGAGAAGTTCGGTGCGACAGCCGAGGAACTAGACAAGGTAACGCGCGCAACAGGTGCGCTCGATTCGCTGATGAAGGCGCTGAAGATGGGCGCCGTAAATGCGGTCAACCAAATCCTCGATCTGAAGGACGCGCTCACAGGAGTGTCGAAGGTTGAGTCGGCAAGCATCGCGGACCAAATCCGCGCGGATCGTGACGCGCCGAAGATCAAGGAACTGACGAATGACCTAGCCGAAATGCGAAGGGAATTGGCCGGAGTCGGAGACACTCCTTCCCGTCAGTTCGGGCGATTGGCTGAAGAGATTCAGCGGGTGAATGCGGCAGCGAGAGACCCGGCCATCTCGCAGGCTGTGGACAAGTTGAATAGGGAAAAGCAGGTGCTCGGGCTTTCGACGGATCAGCGGAAGATCGCGCTGAAGGTGTACGACGACTACGTGAAGTCCGTCGAAGCAACGACCGAGGCGACACAGGAGTTCTACCAGAAGCAGATGACTGCCGAGGAGCAGCAGATCGCGCTTGGCAGTCAGGTGCAAAAACTGGTCAAGGAGATCGAGGCGTTGAACTCGACGCTCGGTCCCGACTTCATTCCCGAGCTGGCGACGGAGGAGGAGCTCGCGAGGATGGAGAAACTCATCAGCCTGCAGGAGCAGTATCGAAACGTGCTGGCCAAGCGTGAAATCCTAGAAACGACGATGCAGAAGATCGCTCGTCAGTCGGGAGAAACCATCGCGCAGTCTTTGGAGGATGCGATTTTTATGGGCGGCAAACTGAGCGAGGTGCTGAAGGCGCTCGCTCAAGACCTCCTGCGATTGGCGTTCCGCGAAGCCGTGACGGCTCCGCTCGGCGCAGGACTCGGTGGCTTCTTCAAGGACTTGTTCCGCGCGAACGGCGGTCCCGTCGGCGCCGGCAATCCCTACATCGTAGGCGAGCGCGGTCCCGAACTGTTCGTGCCTCGGAACTCCGGATCGATCGTCAGCAACGAACGGTTGTCCGGTGCCTCGATGGGCGGAGGCGGAGTTAACATTACCTACAACATCGCGGCTGGCGTCTCGCGCGCAGAGCTCGCTCCGATCTTGGAGATGGAGCGGCGGCGCTTGAAGGCAGAGATTCCTGATATGGTGCGGCGCGGCGGTGCGTATCGGACGGCGTTCGCCTAACGCTTATGGCAATCACTTATCCAGTCACGCCGCCATCGCCGTTCCGAATTTCGCGGCTGTCGCTCTCTGGCTTCTCGGCGACCTCGCGCAACGTCTCTCCGTTCACCTATCAGACACAGCAATACAACTGGCCGGGTCAGGCGTGGTCAGGTCAGGTCGAATGTCCGCCGATGGTCCGAGCCGATGCGGAGGCGGTGATCAGCTTTCTGCTCTCGGTGCAGCGAGGAACCTTTTATTTTCAAGACTACGCCAACCCGACGACGCGAGGGACTGTCACGGGAACGCTGACCGTGGCAAGCGCTACCGCGAACACCAGCACTCTAGGCATCACCGGAGCGACCGGCACCTTCGCTGTCGGCGACTGGCTGCAGATCGCGACCTCGCTGTACAAGGTTATCGTCGTGAACTCCTCGACGAGCGTTGAGGTCTTTCCTGCTCTGCGATCGAGCTACGCAGCGGGAACTTCAATCGTCTACTCGAACGCGAAGGGAGTGTTCCGCCTCTCGGAACCGCTGACCAACTGGTCTATCGACCTAGCCAAGATTTACGGTGTCGGGTTCGGCATCGTTGAGGACGTAGCGCAATGAGCATAACCACCGCAGGACGGTCCCTCTCGGCAGCGATGGTGACCGAGGTCACGACGACGCAGCTGTCCCCAATCCTGATGGCGTCGCTGAACTTCTCGACGCCGGTGTACCTTTGGACCGGCTACGGAAATCTGGTCTACAACTCCGTCACCTACCTCGGGCTCGGAACCTTCGGTACGATCTCGCCGGTGCAGGAGACGACCGACCTAGCCGCGCGTGGCATTTCGATGCGCCTGTCTGGCGTCCCGACCGCAAGCATCGCCATCGCGCTGACCGAGACGTATCAAGGACGCGAGGCGAGTGTGATGTTTGGCGCGCTGTCTCCGACGGCTGGCACGCTGATCTCGTCTCCGGTCACGGTGTTCTCTGGGCGAATGGACGTGATGCAGATCACGGACGACGGACAGAACGCAGAGATCATCCTAACCGCTGAGTCCAAGCTAATGGACTTTCAGCGACCGAGGGAACTCCGCTACACCGACGAGGAACAGCAGACGCTGTTCCCGACTTCGCCATCGATCACGATGCCCGACCTCGGACTGGAGTTCGTGAATGACCTACAGGAGAAACCTATTTACTGGGGAAATCCCGCGCAGGCTTCTGGCACAGACTGGGAAGGCGGCGACAAGACTGGAACCCAAGGTTACGAATGATCCGCAAACCGCATTGGCCGAATCTCCTGACGCAGTTCATCGAGGAGCGGCGTGCGGTTCCTTTTGTCTGGGGACAAAACGATTGCTGCCTGTTCGCTGCAGACTGGGTTGAGCGCTGCACCGGGCACGATCCTGCCGCTGAGCTTCGCGGCAAGTATTCGTCGGCGTTAAGTGCGGCGCGCATCCTTCACAAGCACGGTGGCGTTCGCGGAATCATCCGCACGTTTGGCGAGCCGGTCGGGCTGGAACGTATCGATGGGAAGTTCGATCAACGAGGAGACCTTGTCGTCGCTGATACCGGCAACGGCGAGAGCATCGGCATATCGATTGGGACACACGCTGCATTTGTGGGAGCGCGAGGAATCCTCTTCGCGCCGTTCGACTTTCAAAAAGCCGGGTTCTTCTGGCGCGTCTAACAATGGCTGAAACAATCGCGATCTGGTTGCTCACGACGTTCGGCACGGCGAACGCCGCTGGTGTCGTCGTCGTCTCGATGGCAACGCTACAGGCGGTCACGGCAATCGTCTCCTTCGTCGCTCTCGTCGGCGCGAATATGGCGGTCAACAAACTGTTGGCGCCAAAGATGCCGAGTTATGATGATCCGTCGCTGGCGAGTCGGACGCAGATGGTGCGCTCGCCAATCGCCGCGCGTCAGATCATCTACGGTCAGACAAAGGTCTCGGGCGTTATCGTCTATCTCTCTACGACCGGAACAAAGAACGAGTACCTTCATATCGTCGTAGCTCTAGCTGGGCATCAGGTCGAAGAGATCGGTGACGTTTACTTCAACGATGAACTCGCTCTGACCGGCGCGGGCAGCGGAGCCACCGGGCGCTTTACCGGAAAGGCAGACATCTACAAAAAGCTCGGATCAGATACGCAGACCGTCGAGACGAACCTCGAAGCGGCGACGGCAAGCTTGACCAACGGGAAGTGGACATCGCAGCACCGGCTTCTTGGCATCGCGTACATCTACGTGCGCCTGACTTGGGACCAGCAAGTGTTCGCGGGAGGCATCCCGAACATCAGCGCGATGGTGAAGGGCAAGCAGGTCTACGATCCGCGCACTGCGACGACGGCATACTCGGCCAACGCTGCGCTGTGCCTACGCGACTACCTGACGAACTCGGTCTATGGGCTCGGGCTCAGCGCTGGAGAGATCGACGATACTGCGTTCTCAGTAGCGGCAAATATCTGCGACGAGAGCGTGCAGATACTTCCAGCTTCGCCGACTACCTACGAGAAACGGTACGAGGCAAACGGCGTGATCTACACCAGCGCCAGCCCAGACGAGAACATCGGTAAGCTGCTCTCGTCGATGGGCGGACTTATCGCTTACTCAGGTGGCAAGATCATCCCGTATGCCGCAGGCTACCGCATCCCTACGGTCACGCTTACCGATAGCGACTTCGCTGGACCGCTCAGCGTGCAGACCAAGACGAGCGCGCGCGATCGGGTGAACGCAGTCAAGGGCGTGTTCGTCTCGGAGAAGAGCGAGTGGCAACCGACCGACTTCCCGCCTGCGACCTCGGCTACCCTGCTCGCTCAGGACAACGGCATCCGGTACTGGCGAGACGTCGTCCTGCCGATGACGACCTCCAGTTCCTGCGCGCAGCGCCTCGCGCGGATCGAGCTCCTCCGAGGACGGCAGGAGATCACCTTCACTGCACGCTTCCGGCTCGACGCAATGCAGGTTCGAGCTGGCGATACGGTGAAGGTCACCCTCTCGAAGTTCGGCTGGACTGAGAAAGTCTTCGAGGTAATCGACTGGAACTTCGTGAGCGACGGGCAACCGCCGCAGCTCGCGATTGAGATGACGATGCGAGAGACGGCATCGAGCGTGTACGACTGGAGCATAACCGACGAGATCGTGGTGACGACTGCGCCGACGACGACGTTGCCGAATCCGTTCTCGCTCGATGCGCCTACGAATCTGAGCCTCGTCGCAGACGGCACGACGCAGCTTATCCAAGCGGATGGCACGGCGCTGCCTCGGATCAAGGTGGCTTGGTCTGCGCCGACCGAACAGTTTATTCAGTCGGGCGGTAACGTCGTGATCGAATACAAGCAGGGCAACGCCGTCACTTACCTGACTTGGTCTAAGGTCGGAGGCTATCAGGAGCTCGATTACATCTCCTCGGACATCCGCATCGGTACGACCTACGACGTTCGCCTGTCTGGCGAATCGTACTTCGGAGTGTCGACGAGCTACATCTCGGCAAGCGTAACCGTTCAGAAGGATACGACCGCGCCCGCTACACCGACGGGACTAGCGGCAGTCGTGGGAACAGGACAAGCGGTCTCGCTCGACTGGAACGATAACACCGAGGCAGACTTCTCGGAGTATGGCGTCTATCGAAACACGACTGGCGTCACGCCAGCCAACGCCAACACCGATAAGATCGCCGAGGTGCGGGCGTCGCGTTTCGTCGATACGGATGTCATCATAGGCACGACGTACTCGTACTGGATCAATGCCTACGATGCAGTCGAGAACGTCTCCGGATTCTCGTCGCGAGTGCAGGCTGTGCCGACGTTCATCGCTGGCACTACGGTAGATCAGACCGCTCCTGCGACGCCGAACGCGCCGACGTATTCGAGCGAGGCGACTTACCTATCGACCGACGGAACATCACTTGCCCGCATCACGCTGACCGCTCCCGCGATGCCGACGCTTGGTAAGATTCTGACGATCTTGTATCGCCGCTCTGGGTCTAGTGATTGGGTAGTCGGCAACCAGATCAACAGCGGTTCCGTCTCAGTCTCGATCGACGATCTCACTCCCGGTGTGACGTATGAGTTTGCTGCCAGAGCGATCTCAAACTTCGATATCCTTTCAGCCGTCTCGGCTACGCTCTCCCGTACCGCGCCGACGAATACTACTGCACCTGCAGCGCCGAGCGGCGTAACGCCACAGTCTCCAAGTAATACGGTTTCGGTGCCGCCTGCTTACGATCCCGGCACCAAGGTTCAGTACTACGGCGCAAGGATTTCGTGGACTGCCTCGTCAACCAAATCAGTAATCGGTTATCAGGTCGGCTTTGCCACTTCGTACCTCGGAGCGATTACTTGGAACGCAACGATCATTCCAGAGACGTTCTATTATTATTACACGCTCAATCTACTCGGCGCTTGGGTTGCCGTGAGAGCGGTGGATCGTAGCGGTAATACCTCGACCGAAGCGTGGTCAGCTACGAATCTGAACTCGATCGTAAGCCTGTCGGCAGGTAGCATCTCGCCGCAAAATACAAACGACGTACAGGTCACAGGAATCAAGACGGGTAATCAAAGCGCGACTCGTCAGGTAAATGTCGTTTATGAAACCAACGAAGTCGTGGCGATTACGGCAGGCGGGCCATATTACGACGCAAACATCGACCTAACAAATCGCGGTTTCTCTGCGAAACCGGATGACGGTCTCGTCATAGTTGAGGACGTCTTGTACGCAGGCTTCTACAATTCGCAGGTCGCTGGCTCCACAAGCACGAATGCTGTGGTGAGAATCTTCCGCAATGACGGCGGCACTCTCGCAGCTGGCAACTTGCGGCTCTCGGGACGGTTCACGGATTACTCGTAACGCTTATGGCCTTCCAAAAAACCTTCACGCTCCCGAGCGGAGTCTCGGGAAATTATGTTCGGCTAATCGCTCACCGATGGGACCGCGCCGCGCGAGAGTGCTCGGCTCTGTTCGCGCTCTACGTCGACGCGACGGCAGCGCAGGACGGCAAGCAGGCACTTACGCCTTGGATTGCGAAGCTGTGGTTACGCGACGCGAAGTTTGATCAGTACCTATCGAACGCAGAATTATCTGCGCCGGGTATCCTCGCGCAGCTCTACGTCGCGGCTAAAGCCGAGCCGCTCTCCTGTGATTTCGGGAGCGACGCCTTCGCGGACGCGGTCGATGTCTGACCTCCTGTGCAATTTTGATTCTTCGTAAGTCGTTGGGAATCAGCGCTCTAATAAGGCGCTGAATTATTATCTCGCACAGCGCGGACGGGCGTCTATGGTCGGCGGCGTACCCAATGAATAACACGATCAAGACCCGCACCGTCCGCTTCAGCTTCGGCACCGTCAAGGGCGCCGCCCTTCAGATCCCGGCTGAGCCGACCAACCTCGTCACCGTCGCTCGCCTCATCCGCGAGTCCTACCTCGCTTGGATGTTCAGCAAGCCCGCGATTATGAGCGACGAGTGCCTCCTCTCTTGTATCGGTCGCGATAACTTCGAGGCGGGAGCGCTCGGCGGCTGGGAGACCCGGCTCGACGCGAAGTCCTTCGCGATGCTGAAGGACTTGGTCAACGACGATACCGCGATGGCCCTTGCGATTGTTCGCTATCGGAACGCCAACGCCAGCGAGCGTACCGTCTGGACCCTCGCGTCGAAGATCGAGGGTCTGAGCGCCGAGGTCCGCGCGATGATGCAGCAGCTTGCCGCTCTGAAAGCTGCCTAAGTTGAGGATTCATCGAGCCCTCCACGGAGGGCTCCATTGAGTTCTTAACTTAACCCAACGACCAACGATATGAAATTCAGCGAAATCAACCTCCGGTTTATCGACGCGCACGGCGATTGCATCGACGTCAATGGACCGTTCTCGAACGCGACCGACGCGCGCAATTCGCTCGGGACTTTACCGAGCGACACGGTCGCTTGGGTTATCGAGCGGACCTTTAGGTACACGCCGAGCTCGGGTCGGTGCAACGTTCACAAGATTCTAGAGCGCGGCGGTAACGCGGAGGCGCTCGCGCTCGGAGGCTGGGACAACTGAGGACGAACCTATGCAAGACCGCATTACCTTCGACGAGATGTGCCGACTCGAAAACGAGCGGCGGAAGCGCGAGAACCCGTGGACAGCGGAAGACGAAGCTAGGGCTAGCGCGAAGCGTGAGCAGGAGCGCGCCGCCCTCGCCGCTTGGGAAGCTAAGAATCCACAGAGGCAGGACGAAGACGAAGACGAAGAGGAGGACGAATCGTGAAGCGCCTCGTCGCAATCCTCGCGCTCGCCTCGGCGACGCACGCCTCGCCGCCGGATTCGTTCTGGCGCGCCATCCACCTCGTCGAGACCGGAGGCAAGCGCGGTGCCGTTATCGGCGACAACGGTCGCGCGCTCGGTCCGCTTCAGATTCATCGCTCGTACTGGCAGGACGCCCGCGTTGGCGGTCGGTACGAGGACTGCGCTGACCTCTCGTATTCCATCAAGGTCGCCTCTGCCTACCTCCGTCGCTACGCGCCGCAGGCTTGGGCAGCAGGCGACACCACCACTCTCGCGCGCATCCACAACGGTGGGCCGCGCGGTCACACCAAACCACAAACGATCCAGTACGCAGAGAAAGTTAAGAGGAACCTCAAATGACAACGGAACAGTTCGACCTCATCATCACCGAGCTGCGCGGCATCCGCGAAGCTCTCACCAACGCAAATGCAAAACCGCCGACCGCTCCAGCCACAGCCGCGCCCGTTCGCGATGCGTTTGCCGCGCGTCCTGAGATTCCGCAGCCGACCGCTGTGGTCGACGATCCTGACGCCGTCGTGGTGCACTTCGGGAAGAACTCGGGCACGCCTCTCGGCGCGCTCGGAGAGCGTAGCATCGAATGGTACGCCTCGGTGAAGGAGCCGAAGCTTGATCGGAACGGGAAGCCGTTCCCGCCTCGCGCCGTAGACGTCGCTCTGGAGAACGCCGCTCGCCAGATCATTCACCGCCGCCGCAACACGCTCTCAGCGGTTCCGAATACCGCTGCCGTACCGAACGACTTTGATTCAGTAGACTCCGAAGCCTTCTGAAAAAAACCCTGCCACCGACCAAGGTGGCAGGGAACCCAATAGACAACGATCAACGAACAAGAAAATGGAAGACGTAAAAAACACCAGCACAGAAATCACGCAGCGCAAGACGCCCATCGGCTTCGGCTCGACCGGCGTACAACTCGCCTCGCTCGAAGAAGCGTTCCGCTTCTCGAATGCGGTGGTCGCATCCGGCTTCGCGCCGAAGGGAATGGAGCGACCGGAGTCGGTCCTCGTAGCGATTCAACTCGGCGCCGAGATTGGACTTAGCCCGATGGCGGCGTTGCAGAACACGGCGATCATCAACGGGCGTCCCGCGATCTATGGCGATGCAGCTCTGGCTCTCGTCCGTTCGAGCGGCTTGCTCGTCTCGTACAAGGAGGAAGAGATCGGAGAACCGGGCGCCGATACGCAGGGCTATCGCGTCACCGCTGTGCGGAAGGGAGATCAGTCTGCGGTGGAGACGTTCACCGTGGCCGATGCAAAGAAGGCGAAGCTCTGGGGAAAGGCAGGACCGTGGTCGGATTATCCGAAGCGTATGCTTCGCTTCCGCGCGAGAGGTTATGTCCTTCGCGACTTGTTTGGCGACATCTTGAAAGGTCTCAGGACCGTCGAGGAGGCGCGGGACATCCCAAGCGAACCCATCAACGTCACGCCTCTCTCGGAGAAGGTCGCGACCGGACTAACCGCCAACCTCTGAGCCGATGAACCAGATCAAGACAGCGATCATCAACAGCGCGGCGGAACAGTTCCGCAGCTTGTTCGAGACCAACTTCGAGAACATCCGGAAAGCCGCGACCGAGTCCTTCATCGAGGACGAAGCACAGCACGAACTTCGCGCGAAGGTCTCCGTCGTCGTCGAGTTCGATGCCGTCGCTGAAGTCTCGCGCGTGACGGTGAAGCTCGGATGGTCGGCGCGTTATCGCGACGAGAGCGAAGCTCAAGTCGATCCGATGCAGACGAAGCTGCCGCTGGAAGGAGGTGCACTGTGAATCTAGACAGCATACAGAATTGGCTAGCCGAGGAGCAGGAGCGGCTGGGCAAGAAGCACAGCAATATCCTCGAACACCTTCAGCTAAACGTGCGCGCAGACATCGTTCGCGTGTGGGCTTGGGGAAAGCGGGAGCCGGATCGCGATCTGTATCGCTGCGGAGATGGAGCTAACTTCGACGAGGCAATCCAAGACCTGACCAAAAAGTTCGAGTGCACTCAGAAGAAGGTCGAGGAGCTACGCAACAATGCGCGCGATTTGTTGCGCCGTGCTAGCGAGATGGAAAGGAGCCTCGACAAATGATCCTCGAAACGAGCGAGCAGTATCACACGAACCCTGCGGTCTCGCATAGCAAGCTGGAGGTCTACCGCCGTCGACCGCGCCTCTACCAGATGCGGTACATCACGAAGGAGGTTCCGCCTCCCGAACAGACGGCGGCGTTCCGCATCGGGTCGGCGACGCACTGCGCGATCCTCGAAGCCGACACGTTTGAGGATCGCTACGTTGCTAGACCCGAGGGCATCGACCGTCGAACGAAGGAAGGCAAGGCAGCGTGGGAAGCCTTCGCGACGCAGCACGTAGGCAAGGAAATCCTCGACGCGGAGGAGTGGCAGCAGATCTGTGCGATGCGTGACGCTGTGCGGGCCAACCCGCTTGCGTCGCAGCTTCTCGCGCAGGGCACGCCCGAGCTATCGTGGCGCGTCGACACGGGCGCGATCCCGCTGCAATGCCGCACTGACTGGTTCGCGCACATTGGCTGCGCGCTGACGAACGGTCGACCATACGTCGCAGACCTAAAGACCATCGATTCTCTCGACGCGGATGCCTTCCGCTCCTTCGAGCGGGCGTGCTTCCAGTTCGGCTATCATCGGCAGGCTGGTTTCTACCTTCCGCTGATCACCGAAATCCTCGGCGCGACCGTGACCGATTTTTTCTTCATCGCGGTGGAAAAGCAGGCGCCATACGGAGTTGCGGTCTTTAAGCTCACCGACGAAGCTATCGCTATCGGGCAGGATGAATCGCTCGCGGATCTGCGGCGGCTCAAGATCTGCCGTGATACGAACGTCTGGCCGAACATTGAGCCAGAGGTGAGCGAGCTCGGCCTGCCGAAGTGGTATCCAAACAAATGATCACTACACTAGCGATGTTCGGCGTCCTGCTGTTCGCCATCGTTGCATATGCGCTTTTCACGGTGCAGGACGGAGGCGACGATGAGTAACATCGAACTCATCGCTGCAGGCTTGCTCGCAACCGCCTGTGGTATCCTCGCAGGATACTGGCGAGGCGTGAAGGACGGAGAACAACTCGGACGCGATCAGGAGTGGATGGACTCCTTCTTCCGGCGCGTTGAAACCGACAAACGTAAACGAGACAAATATGGACGCTTCAAAACTACGACGACCACGACGGACAAAAGCTGAACTGGCAAAGCACGACGCCGAACTCGAACGGCTTATTCAAGAAATGAACGATCCCAAAACGACCGCTCTCAAGCTGGGCATTTCTAATTCACACGCTCACTTGCACTACCGCCTTAGAGGTATGCGGCGCGGTTACATTACCGATGCCGAGCGCATTAAAATCCTCGCCGCGCGGAAGGGAGTTATCCTGTGAGTAACGATCCCGCTTTTACATATCGGTGTACGACGCACCATTATGCGTGCGACTGCCGGGAAGAAAAATTCGCACTGCTAGAGAAGGACAATTTCCGACTCAGGCTAGAGCAGGCGAAGTTCCGGACCGCGCTGACTAAGATCGTCGACGCGCCGCACGGTAATGACTACGGCACGTTCGCTCGCAAGACAGCCGGTCGCGCGCTCGGGAGGAAGAAGCGATGAGCTACCCTCAAAAGCCCAAGACGCCAGCGATTCAACGGATGCTGATGGAGATGAAATCCTCGAAGGAGATTCACCTAGCGCTGCGCGTATCAGGAAAAGAGATCTGCGATCAGGCGCAGGCGCTAAAGCTACGGCGGGTCTATCTTACAGCGGACGAGCGAAAGTTTATCGGCGAGCGCCGCAAGATGAAACCGGAGGACATCCCGTGAGCCATTACGTCCTAAGCTTTAACGGACACCCGAAGCCGCAGCCGCGCCCGCGAGCCTTCGCTCGGAAGATGGGCTCGCGCTACGTCGCGCGGGTCTACGATTCCGACTCGGCAGATGCTTGGAAGGAGCTAATCAAACGCGAGTGTTGGGCGCAGAAGTACGGCGCGAATATCGGATTGGAGAACCTAGCAGTTGAGGTCCGTCTCTCCTTCTTCTTCGCGCGACCGAAGTCGCACTTCAAAGCCGACGGTACACTTAACTCGCGCGCTCCCGAATGGCATTGCCAGCGTCCCGACTCAGATAACTTAGCTAAGGCGGTCCTCGACGCCGTCACCGACTCGGGCGTGTTCTGGAAGGACGACGCACAGATTGTTGATCTGAGGGTTACGAAAGACTGGAGCCGAGGTGAGCCGGGATGCCTAATGGAGATTTGCTCCCTATGAACTGGGTTAACCTCAACGTCGCGACCCTCCGGTCTCCGGAGTTTATCGGATGCGAGCCTGTTGCTCGGGCTACTTGGCTGTCGATCCTCGCGTACTGCTGCTCTCAGGAGAACGGCGGGAAAATCACCGCCTGCTCGGAATGGAAGGACCGGCAGTGGCAGCAGATTTGTGGCGTGACCTATGACGAGGTGCACTCGGCGCAGCCGCTTCTGATCTGGGACGGAACCGACCTAGTCGTCTGGCAGTATCCGGCGGATAAGCAGGCCGAAATACAGGCGCGGAGGGAGGCAGGACGGCGCGGAGGTCTAAGCCGGTCCGAAGCAAAAGTCGAAGCCGTCCGAGCTAACGGAGCGAAGCAAAGCCAAAGCAAAGGCAAAGCTCAACCTAAGCACAGGCAAAGCTCAGACCAAACGGAAAGAGAAGGAGAAGGAGAAGGAGAAATAGAAAGGAAGGAGAAGACAGAAGGTGCGGAGGGTTCCGCACCAGCAGTCAGCGATTCCGAGTGGCTTAATTCTCTAACCGCCAATCCAGCGTACAAGACGCTGAACGTACCAGCCGAGTTCGCCAAGATGAGTAGCTGGTGCGCCGTTAACAACCGCCAGCCGACGCGCCGCCGGTTCGTCAACTGGCTTAACCGATGCGACAAGCCGCTGGCGCCGCAGGGCGTACAGGGCGAGTTTCAGAGCGTGCGATCCAAAGACTGGTGACGATGCCAACCCTCGACGTATTAGAAGCCGAGCGAGTCTTCGACTCTATCGGGATCAAAATAAACCCTGACGCTGCTCACCGCACCGCGCTCGAACGCAAGCTGGTCGAAACGTGGGACGGAGACGACAAGTGGAGCCGAGGAGCTTGCAAGGTCTGCGCGGAGCCGATGGAGGAGACGAGTTGTAAGCTGATGGACTTCGAGCTCCCGATTAACGTTTGCGAGCGATGCGGACCAATGGTCTCGGCGCATTACAGCTGCGACCGCGCAGGCTACGAGATCGTCACGCAGAATCCGTGGTGGGACGAGAATTGTCCGCCGAACTATCAGGAACTGATTACCTCGAAGCGTTGGCCGGAACACTGCGACCGCGTCGCTATCGAGCGCGTGCAGAAGTGGACCGCGAGCGACCGCAAAGGGCTCGTCCTCCTCGGACCGTCGGGAATAGGAAAGACGCTCTCGCTATGGGCGAAGGCGCGCGACCTAGAGCGCTCAGGCGTAAAGCCTGTGTTCTTGTCCGCAGTTGAGTTCGCTCGTAAGCTCGCAGTCGCTGCGCGCGATCTTGATAAAGCTGACTGGCTGATGCGGGCGCCAGTCCTCATTATCGACGATCTAGGAAAGGAAAAGTTATCTGCAGCCGTCGCTCCGCTCATCTGGGAAGTTATCGACTCTCGGAACAACCATCGGCGCCTCACGCTTATCTCCACGCGCTTCCGAGGCAGCGAGTTTGTCGGGCGATTCTCCGAGCCGGTCCTCGGCGAAGACATACGAGGACGCATTGCCGATAGTTGCACCGTTGTTAATTTCGGTCTTGACAAAGTCCTAAGCGCTTCGGGATAGGTCTCGCGTGCGCGAATCAGGTAAACCCAAGAACATCTCCGCTCACACTTGGAAGAAGCATCAACGCATCAACGCACAGCTTCGCAAGGGTGGGCGGTCGAGGACAACGAAGTGGAAAACAACGAACGCAGAGAGTTAGAGGCATTTCGGCTGCTCGCGAAGACGCAGCGGGCGATAGCCACACTGGAAAATCATCAGAAGGCACTCGCGCAGGAGTGCGGCGAACGGAGGAAGCGACTGCGCCGGATTATCGCAGCGATCCAGCAGAGGGACCAACTCGGGATGCTTCCTATCGAGGGCATCGACAAGATCAGCGTGGGCGTCGAGGACGAGGCGCTGATCCACAATCCGATGCAAGGGCTCTAACCGTGATCACTTACACGCTCAACCAGCAGCCGGTACATCGCAACGTGTACGACGGCGCGAGTGACTCGGCTAAGTTAATGGCCGAACTGTTCGAGCGGCTGATCGAATTAGAGGAGACGAAGAAGGGACAAGCAGGCGGGTTGGTTAGGCGGCTTGCTACTCTCGCCGACCTATCGTCCGGCGCGTTCCGTATGGTACTTGAGTTTGGGAGAGGGAATACCCGCGCCCTCCTCGCCTCCTACGAGGAGCAGGCGACGCGCCGTGGCTGTACGCGACAGGCAATCCATTGGCAGTGGCAGCAGGATCTGAAAGCGATCAAGCTTTGTTTTCCCGAGCTGGAGACCCTAATGCGGGAGTATCGCGAGTCAATCGAGCGGCGAGAGGGCGCCCTTAGTGCCGCCGACGGTCTAAGGCTAGCCGTAGAGGGAGCGGCGCCGAGCGGCAAGAGGGAGGGCGCGTAAATGGCCTTAGAAGGACGATTGGCAGCGTGCGCGAGTCTTGGTATTCATCGGCGTCGATCCTGCCTTAAAATCGATTCAATGGCGGTTTCCGAGCGTCCTAGCAGGGGTACCCTACCTAGAAGACTTCTAGGGTACATTACCCAGTCCGGGTCGGAAACGCCTGCGAAGAAAAAACGCGAGTCGTGAAAACCGGCAACTTTACAGAATGAAACTAGAGACCATCTCGATTCAGTCGCTATCGCAAGACCCGGCGAACCTCCGAAAACATTCGGAGCGGAACCTCGACGCGATTGCGGCGTCGCTTCGGAAGTTCGGTCAGCAGAAGCCGCTGGTCGTCGACCGCAACAACGTCGTGCTCGCGGGTAACGGGACGCTCGCCGCCGCCAAGTCGATTGGGTGGACGGAGATTGAAATTGTTCGGAGCGACCTGACTGGCGTTGGCGCTACGGCGTTTGGGATCGCCGATAACCGAACCGCTGAGCTTGCCGAGTGGGACGAGAAGCTTGGCGAAGTCCTCGCGTCCTTAAAGGAGGAATCGTTCGACCTCGCCGATATCGGATTCAACGAGGACGATCTTGCGCGGCTTACGCAAAGCGTCGCAGGCGAGGAGGAGGTCGCGCCTCCGGAAGACTTCCAAGAGGTCGACGAGAACATCGAGACGGAACACGAATGCCCGAAGTGCGGTTACAAATGGAGCGGTAAACCGTCGTGACAAAGCCGCTGTATCGCGTACCAAGTATGGAGGAGGTACGCGCCCTCCCTTGGAACGGCTTTACTTGCGCGAGTACCTTCTCGGGATGCGGAGGAAGTTCGACCGGCTACCGGATGGCCGGGTTTAAGGTAGTCTGGGCGTCGGAGTTTATCGATGCGGCGCGCGAGTGTTACCGGACAAACGCAGCGGCTCATACGGTTGTAGACGGGAGGGATATCCGAAGCGTAACGGCGGCTGACATCCTACGAGATACCGGACTGAAGGTTGGCGATCTCGACCTGTTCGATGGATCGCCTCCGTGCGCCTCGTTCTCTACAGCCGGGAAACGGGAGGCGGGTTGGGGCAAGGTTAAGAAATACTCCGACAAATCGCAGAGAACCGACGACCTCTTTTTCGAGTTTTCGAGGCTCCTGCGCGATCTACAGCCGAAGGTTTTCGTCGCCGAGAATGTCAGCGGGTTAGTTAAGGGAACCGCAAAGGGTTACTTCCTCGATATCCTAAAGGAGCTAAAGTCGTGCGGCTATCGAGTATCGTGTCGGGTACTCGACGCGCAATGGCTCGGAGTCCCGCAGGGAAGACAACGAACAATCTTCGTCGGAACGCGGAACGATTTGCGGATCGATCCCGTACACCCGAAGCCGTTGCCGTATCGGTTCACGATTCGTAACGCGATCTTCGACGCTCCTTTGAAGAATCGTATCGAGCCCGAATCGAGTATGGAACGGCACGCGACCGGGCGTGAGTGGGATCGGATGGGAGGACCGGGAACTCAATCCGACAAATACTTTCAGCTGGTTCGTCCTAGCCTCGACGAACCGTGCCCGACCGTTACCGCTGCGGGAGGTAACGCCGGACTCGCGAGCGTTTGCCATCCTCTTGAGAAGCGGAAGTTTTCTATCGCAGAACTAAAGCGGCTTTGCGGATTCCCAGACGACTTTAGTTTGACCGGAACTTACGCGCAGCAATGGGAGCGATGCGGACGAGCCGTGCCTCCGGTAATGATGAGTCATATTGCTGGCGCCGTTCGCGACGAGATTCTGAGGAAACTTGGAAAATGAACAAGCCGGATGTTCGCTCGGTACTCCTGCGGTGGGCGCAAGCGATACCGGAACAAAAGGTTGCCGTGCTCCTTAGCTCGGGAATTGATTCCGCGTCGGTAATGTTCGCGCTGCTAGAGAGCGGAAAGACGGTTACCGCCTACAGCTTTATGCTCGACGGAAAGCTGTCGACCGACTTCTCCCTCGCTCGGAGAAACGCGGCGCGGTTCAAGTGCGACTTCGTTCCGGTATTTCTGCCGACGGATTTAGATCAACTGGTCGCGGATTTGCGGAAACTGAAGAAGCTCGGAGCTAGGAAGAAGACCGACTTTGAGTGCGGCTGGCCTATGCTCTACGCCTATCGGGCGACTCGGGAGAAGGTGGTCGCTTCCGGTATGGGCGCCGACGGTCACTTCTGCATTTCTAAAAAGGGAATGATTCACTTCCGCGAGCGCATCGACGTCTTCCGGCGAGGACTTTATCAGTCGCCGACCTACGCTCAAAAGCCGATCCATAACGCGCTCGCAGCGGAGTTAGGAAAGACGGCGGCTATGCCTTTCCTAGAACGAGCGATGCAGGAAGAGTTCCTCGGGACAACGTGGAACGAGGTAAACCGACCGAGGCAAAAGGAACCTATCCTGCGCGCGTTCCCGCAGCAATTTGAGGCGATTCGGATTTTGCCGCATACGAATTTGCAGTTAGGCGATAGCGGAATTGCGGAGCACTTTAACGGGCTACTGAAGTCGAAATTAAACACCGGCGCGTTTAAGTCTGTGATCTCGATTTACAACCGTCTCTGAAATGAAAATCCCGAATGATTGGACCTTTAATAGCGCAGAGATTGCGGACGCTTTCGACCATCACGTTCGAGAACAACTCCCGTGGTATGACCTAACGACTAACCTTGTCGCGCATATTGCGCGGCATTACATTCCCGAGGGAGGACGAGTCTACGATATCGGAGCGTCGACCGGAAACATTGGGCGCTCGATCTCCGACACGCTAGAAAAGCGCAAGGCGGAGTTTATCGCAATCGAATCCTCGAAAGAGATGTGCGAGAAGTACGCCGGACCTCCGCGCGTCGTTTGCGAGGACGCCTGCAGTTTCGAGTACAAGAGTTTCGATCTCGCGATCTGCTTTTTGGTTTTGATGTTTATGACTCCGAACCAGCGGGCGGAACTAATCCAAAAGCTGCAGCGGATGTGTAGGCTTGGAGGCGCAATCGTGATCTTCGATAAGCTACAGCCGGTCTCTGGATATCCGGCGACCGTTCTCTCGCGTCTTACTATCGCCGGGAAGGTAGCCTCGGGAGCCGAGCCGAAAGATATCATCGCGAAGGAACTCTCGCTTGCGGGCGCGCAGCGCCCTCTCGCGCCCTCCGAAATACCTCTCGGCTCAATCGAGGTGTTCCGTTTCGGAGAGTTCGCAGGCTATCTTTGGCAGCAGAAATATCCGACCGCTGGTTAATATGACCGACGACTCGCCGAGTCATTCCGATATTCTCGCGAAGGCTAACATCGCGAACATAACCAAGAAGCTCAAAGCGGGTCGGACGCTAACGACCGCCGAGCGCAAAGCGCTTTCCGATTTTGAGTCACAGCAGACCGGGAACTGGGCTAAGGACTTATCGGCGCTTGCTCGCGAACTCGGTCTGTCTCGTCAGGCTATCTACGATGCGAGAGCGCGTTTCCCGAACGAAGCTCCGAAGAAACACCCTGACGGAAAGCGGGAGAACATAGAGGCGTGGAGGCAGTTTTGTTCGCAGCGATTAGTCGGCAAGGACGTCGCAACTCAAACGCTCGCCGATCTAAAGGCGCAGCTAATGCAGCGCGAAATTAAGCTGCGCGATATGCGAATTGCGCGAGAGTCAGGAGAGATGATAGACTCGGAGATCGTCGACGAAATGCTCGGCACGCTAGCGCAAAAGCTCGATCTGCTTCTTCGTTTGAAGCTAGAGGTCGAGCTCGGTCCGCGAGTCGCGGGCAAGACAGCGGCGGAGGCGAACCTCGAAGGACGCACGATCCTCGACGAAATTCGGGACGTCGTAAACGCTAACATTGCTACGTTTCAAAACGAGGCGATCCGGCAGACGATACGTCAGGACGATGACGAGAGCGGAACAGACCGGGTCACGTAACCTCGACTTCTCGGGATGGGTTAGGCGGCGGCTTACTAGCGCACGCGGCTTTACGGTCTTCGACGTCGACTTTATCTTTCGCGACTACGAGCGCAAGCTGCTGCAGATGGTCGAGGTAAAGACGCACGGCGCCGACCTATCGACGATGCAGCGCATCGCTCTCGCCGAGGTGGCGGCTATCCTGAGAAGCGGAATCGAGAACGGAGCGCCGAACCTAGGTTGGGAATGGCGCGGATTTCATACCGTTCGCCTCGAAGGAACCGCTCCCGATAACGGGAGGATTCTTTGGGACGGCGTCGAGATTACCGAGGAGAAATTAGTTAGCCTGCTGGAGATGCGGGAACTTTAATGGTTCGTAAGTAGCTGGGAGGTAGCAGGAAGCGAATCGCAGGAGACGAAAGCCTGCATTCATATGGCTTATCCGGAGCGGTTAGGTTTTGGTAATCGCACGATGAAAAACATCCTCCCTCCCGCCCTTCGAAGCAAGAAGCGGTCCGACTTCAACCTCGTCGCGCACGGCGCGATGAGCCGCGCGGAGTACCTCCTCAAGTGGTACCGCATCGAGGAGTCCCTCCGGAAGCAGACCTCCAAGAAGCTTTAACCTTAGCCAACCCAATCACGACAATGTTCTTCGCCATCAAGACCAAGCTCATTCCCGCTACCGACACCCGAGGCACGGCGCTTAAAGCCGCCGTCGTTGGAGAAGCCGGTCAATGCGGACGTCCCGCCACGATCTCCTACAATTACGAACTCTCGACGAAGGAAAATCATTCAGCCGCGCTCGCCGCCCTTCGGGCTATGTACCAGATGCCGCTGACCAGCGAGTTGGTCGGCTCTACCGCCTGCGGACGCGGCGAGATGATTCACCTCTTCAAGCGCTAACAAGATTCCGCAAAATACATCTCGACACTCCGAACCGCTTCGGTTCTCCTCTCCTAAGTTAGTCCGACAACCCAAAAAACCAACGATGAACACCAACGCCAACCACCTCGACAACATCACCCGCAAGCTGACGATGTTCCCGAACTTCGTCGCGCTGCTCAATGCCGAAGGCAACTACCGACCGAGCTTCTATCTCACGAAGGGCAAGCTCGGCGAGAACCTCCAGAAGCAGACGCTCGCGATGGCTTACGACGATTACCAGCAGATGCGCGGTGACAGCCGCCGCGCCTATCGTGGCAACTTCTAAACGTCCGAGAAAAATCCAAACCCAAAAACCAACGACAATGACCACCAACGAGAACCTGACCAAGTCCGAGGCGAACGTCCTCGCCTACGTGAAGTTGAAGAACGCGCGGCTGAACGCCGAAGCCGAGGCGCAGCGCTGGAGCTTCTGGACGAACGAAGCCGAGGACATCGAATGGTATCGCGCCAACAAGATCGCGAACCTCGACGACTATCACGCCTTCTGGGAACAGACCGACCGGCAGGAGAGCGAGAAGGAAGCGCGCAAGAACGCCTACGGATACTAATTTGTTAGCGAAACCCAACAACCAAACGACAACGACAATGACCACGAACCTGATGCAAGCCTCCGCCCAATGGGCGTCCCGTCCCGCCGACCAGCGCTTTAAGACGCTGGCCGATCTCCGAACCTCGGTGCACAACCGCCGGATGGTCTCGCGCTCCGTCGACCTCCCGCTGACCCGCATCCGCGCCGAGGAGCGCAACGGCAGCATCATCCTTAACAGCGGCATCGCCGCCTGCGAGCCGAGCCACTGGAGCTTCGGTCAGTTCTCTTCGCTGATCGGCGCGCCCGCAAATTACCTCCGCAAGCTGCCGACCGATCTTGCCGTCAGCTGCATTAACAGCGGGATCGACCGCGCCTCGCGCGAGGAGGTCAAGTTTATGACTATCGCCGATCAAAGCGGCGAGCGCGCGAATACCCTGCAGGCGGTAACGAGCCCGACCTATGGCCGAATCTGGGACGCCGATTGCGTCGACGCCGTCGGGCGGATCGTCGAGCGGACTAACGGGAAGTTCTACAACCCGCTTGCCTATGACCGTCACACCGGAGCGCCGGTCCCGTCCGGTCTCTACGCGAGCGACCGCGATGTGTTTATGTTTATGATCGACGGCGGCTCCCGGCTCGAAGTCGGACGGCGCGCCAAGCTCAATCGCGGGTTCTTCGTCTGGAACAGCGAAGTCGGCTCGAAGACCTTCGGGCTAATGACGTTCCTCTTCAACGAGGTCTGCGGCAATCATATCGTCTGGGGCGCGCAGAATATTAACAAGCTCGTCATCCGTCACTCCAAGTTCGGTCCGGCGCGCTTCGACTCCGACGCTGCGCCGATGCTGCAGCAGTACGCTGAGGCGTCTATCGCGAACGACGAGGCGACCATCAAGCGCGCGAACGAGAAGCTGCTCCCGAGCGGAGACGAACTCGACACGCTGCTGGCTCCGTTCAAGTTCACGAAGGCGGAGACTCGCGAAGCGATCGCCTGCGCGATTAAGGAGGAGGGAGAGTGTCGGACGCTCTGGGATTTAGTGCAGGGCTACACCGCCTATGCTCGGGACTTCGACTTCGTCGACGCGCGGATCGATTTAGAGAAGCGCGCCGGTCAGCTGCTGAATCTGGTCGCCTAAGGGTTAATCGAGCCCTCCTTCTGGGAGGGCTCCATTTAGCCCTTATGCATCCCGAACCTACCATACAGGCAGCGCCTGTCTCCGAGCCACCTTCGGTCGATCTCTCGCAGTACGCGCGTCTGCTCGGGCGCCGAGGCGGCGCGGTCAAGTCCGAACGGAAGACGCTCGCCGCGAGGAAAAACGGAGCGCTCGGAGGACGTCCGAAGAAGGAACCGAAGCCCGCGAATGAGTGAGGTCGAGGCGCGTCTCGGGCGCCGATTCGTTTTCCCGAGACCGGATCGCGCGCCGATTTACGAGTGGGCGCGGAGGCATATTGTCCTTCCCGAGTCATACGCGACTAGCGGACCGTTTAACGCGAAGATCACGCCGTGGCTGATGCCGATCTTTGACGCGCTCCAAGACCCGCTGATTCGGCGCGTGCATTTCCGCAAAGCCGTGCAGATCGGCGGAACCTTGGTCGCCGACATCTGGATTCCTTGGCTTATCTGCAACGACGCCGGTCCTATCTCTTGGACGATGCAGACAGACGAAATGGTCGAGAAACATTGTAAGTCCCGGCTTAACCCGCTCCTCGAACGCTGTAAGCCGGTCGCGAGGCTACTCCCAAAAATGGGACCGCAGAGGACGCAGACCGAGATTTATTTCGGCGGGTTCTTCCTAACTCTTAATCCGGCGAATATCAGCACGCAGCAGTCTCAGTCGATCCGGTACAAGGTGAACGACGAGATATGGCTCCCGAAGTGGCAGGACGTTTACGGTCACGCAATCGCTCGCGTATCGAAGTTTGAGGAGGTCGGACGGAGTAAGGTGTACAACGTCTCGCAAGCAGCCGTAATGGATGCGGAAACGGGTAACGTCGAAGACCTTTCCTACAGGAGCGGCGACCAACGCGAGTGGATGGCCGAATGTCCCGCGTGCCACAAGCTGCACGAAATCTCGTTTTTGAAGCGAGATGGCCGCGACGTCGTCGGCGGCGTCGTGTGGGATAAGTCGGCGAAGCGCGAGGACGACACCTTTGATATCCAGCGCGCCGTCGAGACTTGCCGCTTCCGCTGTTCGCACTGCGGGCACGAATCGCCTGACGAGGAAAGGACGCGCGCCGAGTGGCGGAAGACCGGCAGATTCGTCGCGACGAATACGCGCGCGCCGAGGGAACTGGTATCGTTCCGAATCGAGGCGCTTGTGAGTCGACCGATGAAGCTGCTTGTCGAAGAGTTTTGCGAGGCGCATAACCACGCCATCCGAGTCGGCGATACGACTTCGATGCAGGAGTTCCGAACTAAGCGCGAAGCAAAGCCGTGGCTGATGGAGCGGCGCGTGCTGAATGTTTTCGTCCCGAAGGGAGATTACTCGGTAGCTGACTACGATAAGGGACAGCCTATGCCGAACGAGGTACTGCGGATGATGGCTATCGACAGGCAGCTAGATCACTGGTGGGTCGAGATCGGAGCCTTCGCCAACGAGCCGCGCCAGCACTACCGGCAGTTGTATTTCGGGCGCGTCGATACGCGCGCAGGGCTACGGCTTCTCCAGAAGCGGTACAAGATTCCGGATCAATGCGTGGCGCAGGACAGAGGCTACCGACCCGCAGATGTCGATCACGACTCAGCCGAGTTCGGGTGGCGTTCGATGCGTGGCTACGGGCGACGGACTTGGGCGCTACGCGATGACGCCAGCGGACAGGTAATTAACTTCCCGTTCTCCGAGCCGCACGTATCCGACTTCAGAGGAGGCGACGTCTACTTCTACAACTTCAGCGGCGATTACTTCAAGGACGTCCTTCAGACCGCGCTAGAGAACAAAGGCGATCTGCGGTGGGAACTCCCGAGCGATGTCAACCCGCTGTACCTAGAGCACCTTAAAGGCGAAGCCAAAGTCGAGGTTAGGTCGGGCGTTTGGGAGTGGCGCGAGGTAAAGCACAACGCGCCCAATCACGGTCTCGATACCAGCGCTATGCTGCTCTGTATGGCGACTATCGCTAACGTCTTCAAATACGTTCCGCCCAAAGAGGTAGCCCAATAGTCAAAGTGGCTTTTGACGGAGGCGGCTTTTTGAAATGGCCGCGCTGTCTAATCCTTTCTTCGGCATTGATGTTGGCACGCTCAACACGCTGAAGACAAAGACGCTGGATGCGATCCAAGCCGTCCTGCTGAATCAGAGCTACAGCCTCAACGGGAAGTCCGTCAACCGAGCGGACCTCGACAAGCTGAATATGATGCTCGGGCAGCTCCAGTCTGCCATCGACGACGCGAACGGCATAACTACGACGACCTCGTTCGTCAGCTTCAACGGCTTCTGACGATGAGCAACCTCCCGACTTTTGACGCCTCGCAAGTCATCTCGAATCGTCCTTGGTACGAGCGGGCGCTCGAAGCGGTGGCGCCGACCTATGCGTTGAAGCGGCTGGAGGCGCGCGTGCAGCGCGAACTGTTCTCGTACAACGCCAGCGTCACAAATCGGATTTACGCACCGCGAACCTACGGACAGCCGAGCGAGTCGGCGCAGACCACGCGCTCTCGCATCGTGATGATGTGGGAAGCGCGTGAGCTAGTGGAGAACGTGCCGCAGGCTCGGGCGATCTCGCGCAAGTTCGGTCAGTTCCTAACGCCGACCGAATACAGCGCGGCGACCGGGGACAAGGATTACAACGCGCAGGTAAATGAGTTCTTCCACAACTGGTGCAAGTATTGCGACATCAGCGGGCGGCACAGCTTTCGGAAGCTGATCCAGCTGGCGTGCGAGGAGCGCCCGGTCGACGGAGACTGCGGGTTTGCCATCCGGCGCTTCGATGAGGGTCTGAAGATTCAGATGATCCCGGCGACCCGAATCGGGAACCCGAACCAGATCGGAGGCGAGTCGAACAACTATTATCAGGGCGTCATCGTCGATGACTTCGGGCGCCCGGTCGCGTATCGCATTTACCGGGTCACGCGAGAGGGCGTGTACTTCGGAGCCGAGGACATTCCGGCGTCCTCCTTCTGCCATTACTTTGATCCCTTCCGTTCGGATCAAATGCGAGGCGTCACCGACTTCCATTGCACCGAGCGAACGATCAGGATGCTCAACGAGATTCTCGAAGCCGAGAAAGCGGGCGTCCGGTTCGCCAGCCAACAGGCAGCGCTGGTATTCTCTGACCGAGGCAGCGCGAATCCTCGCAACCTATTCACGCCCGGTCCTCCGAACCAAGTCCTGCCGAACGGTCAGGAGCAGCAGAACGAGTTCAGCCAAGTCGCGACCATCCGGTACTTCGGGACGGCGGACAAGGTCGAGGTGATGCCGTCGCGTCCCTCGAATGCCTTCGCCGGATTCATCGCGCACCTGATGCACGAAATCTCCATCGGGACCGGCATCCCGCAGGGCGTCCTCTTCGGCACCGAGGATTACACCGGGCCAAGCGTGCGCGCAGAGTTCGCCGCAGCTGACCGCGTGTTCCATCGCCATCAGGGCGTGCTGCAGGACAAAGTTCTCGACCCGATCAAGAACGCGGTGCTGCTCGACGCGATTGCCCGACAGGAATTGCCGCCGCCTCCACTTCAGAATAGCGAGACGATGGTGCAGGCGCTCCGTCGTGCTACCCGTGGCGAGTGGAGATTCCCGCCCAAGCTGACCATCGACGTTGGCCGCGAAAGCGCAGCCAATATGGCAGAGAACCGCCAAGGCGCGAAGTCCCTGCAAGAGATCGCCTCGCAGGAGGGAACCGATGCGTTCGCTCGGCTAGAGCAGATTGCCGCCGAGGCTGCGTACATCAAGGAACTCGCGCAGCGTTACGGGATTCCCGAGACCGCGATCCGTATGGTCACGCAGCAGCTTCCCGCGAATCCCGCGATGGCCGCCGCGCTCGGCACCGAGGTTACCAACGACGCCGTCGAGGCGGTCAATGCGACTACCGGCAAGGGCTCGCCGACCGCGACCGTTCCGGCGGAAGGCAGCACCGAGGCAGCTCCGGTCGGGACCGAGGAGCCGGTTTCGGCAGAGGGCGCTCTCTCGCAGACGGTCGAGGTAAACTTCGCGGACGATACCTACGTCCCGACAAAGGAGATGGCGTCGAACGCGAAGCGGGCGCTCGACGTTCGTGAGTCGAAGCCGCCGTCCCAGCGCGGTATGACTTCGGTCGGCCTTGCTCGCGCGCGCGACCTGCAGAACAGAAAGCCGCTCAGCGAGGACACGGTGCGCCGGATGAAGGCATATTTCGACCGGCACGAAATCGACAAGAAAGGCGAAACGTGGTCACAGCAGGGCAAGGGCTGGCAGGCGTGGATGGGCTGGGGTGGCGATGCAGGTCAAACTTGGGCCAACGCAATCGTCGAGCGACTGAACGAACGGGAGCTATCCGCCAAGACGAAGTTCGCGCAGGAGCCTGTGCCTCGCGCTTCGGCGAGTCCTGTCGCTGTAGCCGTCAAGGGTGAAGCTGCCAGCCCGAATGCTTGGCTAGACGCTCTTGTAGAATACCGGCGGAAGATCGGGATGGAAATCGAACACCGGAACCAGCGTGCGATGCAGGCGGCAGCGCCGGTTCTCGATAAGCCTCTGGTCAAGTTTGCCGAGGGAAAGACCGACAAGAAGGAGTTCGTGATGCCGACGCCGAACGTAGGCGAAGATGAAGCTGCCTTCGTGCAGCGCTGTATGGGCGACGCGGTGATGACCGCTGAGTACGCCGATACCGATCAGCGGTACGCAGTTTGTCAGACGCAACTGAAGGGTAAGGCTTAACCAACAAATGGACACTCAGACCCAGATCGACAACCTCATCGAGCTCGCGATCGTTCAGCGCGCGGAGCTCAAGCAGTTGGTCGAGCAGCTTCCGCAACTGCGGGAGCACCTGACCTCGGAAATCGAGAAGACCTTTGAGGCGGTCGAACCTGAGCTGCGGCAGGAGCTCGAAGAGTTCTTTGCGCGAAAGACAGAGGAGCGCGTCGATCTGCTGCGCGGAGAAGTATCCGAGCGCGTAAGCGAGATGCTCAAGTCGCTGGAGCTTGCGGCGGCGGCGAAGTATTCCGCGCTGATGAACGAGCGCGCGAAGAACGCCGAGTTGCTCGCGCAGGCGGAACAGAAGATTGCGGAGGCGGCGGCTACGATTCCCGGCAAGGTCAAGGAGATCGTGACTGACGAACTGTCGCGCTTCCCGCGCGCCGGTGAGATCGATCAGCTCCGGAAGGAATTTGCCGAGCCGAGAGGGCTAAACCCGCGCGGGCGCTGGAGCCCGACCGAGACGTATCAGAAGCTCGATCTCGTCACCTACAACGGCGACTCGTTTGTCAGTAACGTAAACGACAACCGAGAGAAGCCGAGCCGTAGCTCGTCGGTCTGGACGCTTTCCGCTGCGCGTGGAGGTGGCGGCGGCGCAGGGTTCAGCACGCTGGCAGAGCTGACGGCGACGCCGACTGCCGGTCAGCTTCTGATCGGTACGGATGGTCAATGGACGAACAACACGCTGACCGCTGGCGCTGGTATCACGATCACGAACGCTCCCGGTAGCATCACCATCGATGCGACCGTGGCGCAGGAAACGCTGACGGCTACGGTGACGAACGCTGAGAGCGTTGCGATCACCAAGGGCCAAGTGGTCTACATCTTTGGCGCTACCGGCAACCGTCCCTCGGTCAAGCTAGCCTTCAACACCAGCGACGC